GCGACAAGATCGACGGCGTGGTGGCGCTGATCATGGCGCTTTCCCGCGCGCTAGCCGCCAAGGAAACCGAGACGAGGAGTGCATATGAAGACAGCGACTTTGTCGCGCTGTGAGGCTGACCGGTGGGCCTAGCCTCATGGCTCGGGTTCGCGCCCAAGCCTTCTCAGATTCCGAGCATGCCGTCGCGGCCGACATACGAGCTGATACCCGAAGGCATGAGCCTGGACGAGTACCTCACCAGCATCATGCATCAGCCGGTCGAGAAGCTATGGCGCGAGCAGCCTCACCTACGCACCCTCGTTGGATTCGTCTCGCGCAACATCGCACAGCTGGGCATCCACGTCTTCGAGCGTGATGCCGAGGACGGGCGCAACCGGGTCAGGGACAGTCCGCTCGCGAACCTGCTGCGCGACCCCAACGACGATATGACTCAATTCGATCTGATCGAGGCCACCGTCGCGTCGAGGATGCTCTACGACGAAACGTATTGGTACGTGGGCCGCGACAATAACGCGCCGACCGGTTGGGTGATCCGGCACATTCCGACGACATGGGTCATCGGCACCATCGGGCAGACGGCATTCAACGTCGCCAAGTACAAGGTGGCGATCCCTGGGACATCTGGGCAGTGGACCGAGGTTGACGCCTCCGACATGATCGTGTTTCGCGGCTGGAACCCGGTTGACCCGAGGTCTGGTGTTTCTCCGGTGCACTCGCTCAAAGCGATTCTGGCCGAGCAGATTCACGGCCAGGTGTTCAGAGATCAGATGTGGAAGCGTGGCGGGAGGGTCGGCTCATATCTGACACGCCCCGCGACGGCGCCGAGCTGGAAGGATGCGGGCCCGGACGGCACTTCGCCCCGCAGTCGATTCATTGAGCAGTGGAAGAACTCGTATGCCGGGGATAGCGCGTCCAACGCGGGTGGGACGCCGCTGCTCGAAGATGGCATGGAGTTGAAGGCAATCGCGTTCAACGCCAAGGAGAACCAGTGGGTTGAGGGCGTGAAGCTCTCGCTGGAGACTTGCGCCCAGGTGTACTTCGTCAACCCCACGATGGTGGGCATTCTCGACAATGCGAACTACGCGAATGTGCGCGAGTTCCGCAAGGCGCTGTACGGAGACAACCTCGGTCCCGAGATTGAGCGGACGGTGCAGCGCATCAACAAGAAGCTGGTGCCGAAGCTGGCCGACCCGCGAAACGTCTACTGCGAGTTCAACCTCCAAACGAAGCTGGCCGGGTCTTTCGAGGAACAAGGCGACATGTTGCAAAAGGCCATCGGTGGCCCGTACATGACGCGCAATGAGGGGCGCGCACGGCTGAACATGCCGCGCATCGACGGCGGCGACGAGCTGATCGTGCCGCTGAACGTCACCGCCAACGGTGACCAGAACCCGGTACCCGCAGGCAACGAGCCGACCGACCCGAACGAGGGAGATAAGAGCAATGGCCGCAACATCAACGGACGCGATTTGCATGTCCACTTCTGACGACCTCGCCGCAAAGCTCGGACCGCACGCCGAGTCTGGCGCGAAGTCCGTGGTCGTGAAGTTCAAGACCGACGGGCTGGAAGATGGCGAGTTCATCGGCTACGCGAGCGTTTTCGGCAACAAGGACAGCTACGGCGACGTCGTGCTACCGGGTGCGTTCACGAACACACTGGCCGACTGGAAGGCCAAGGGCATTCCGATTCCGCTGCTGTGGGGCCACAACACCGCCGACCCTGACTTCAACCTCGGTGAGATCCTCGAGGCCACCGAGGACGACCGCGGGCTCAAGGTGCACGGCCGGTTGGACATGGAATCGCCGAAAGCCGCGCAGACCTATCGGCTACTCAAATCGGGCCGGGTCAATCAGATGTCATTCGCCTATCGCGTGGTCGATGGCGCGTACATCCAGCCCGAGGGTGAGGACAAGACCTGGCGAGATGCCTACTACGAGCTACGGGAACTCGAACTCTATGAGGTGTCAATCGTGCCGATCGGCGCCAACCAGGAGACCGAGATTCTGGCGGTTAAGGCGGCTACGAGCGCCATGGCGGCCAAGGCCGGGCGCGCGCTGTCGGCCAAGAACGGGGATGCGCTGCGCGGCGCGCTTGCTCAGGCCGAAGAGATCGTGGCCGCCCTCAAAAGTGTGCTGCCGGATGCGGATTCGGCAGACAAAGAAGACCAGGACCAGACCAGCGGCAAGGAACCGCCCGCCGATGAGCCGAAGGCTTCGTCGGATGTGGCCACGCCAGACCCGTCCGTCTACCTGGCGCTGTTAGCAATCAACGAAGCCTGAAAGGGGCAAATGGGATGAATCCCAAGGAAAAGCTCGCAGCGCTGATCAAGGCGGCGCGTGAGGTGGCTGAGAAGGCCAAGGGCGAGAACCGGGCACTGACCCCGGAAGAGCAGACCGACCTCGACGGCAAGATGGGCGAGATCAACCAGCTCAAGTCCGACATCGCCGCGGGCGAGAAGTCCGCCGCGACACTGGCCGCGCTCGATGCGATGGCCGGCGAGATCCCGGGCGATGTCCAGCCGGGCGGTGACGAGCGGGGCGCGAAGTCTCTCGGCGAGCACTTCGTCAAGCACGCGCACGCAGGCATGCTCGAAAAGAAGGGCCAGTCCAACGTCACCGTCGGTGCGCCCGAGTTCATTCCGTCGAAGGCGGCCACCGACAACCACGTGGTGGGTGGCTGGACAGACGGCGTGCCGTATCTGACAGATTTCGACCGGACCGTCGTGCAGGCACCGCGCGTTCGCCTCACGATCGACGATCTGTTGGCGCAGGGCCCGATCTCCGGCAACGCCATCAGCTACCTGGTGGAAGGTGCGCGCGAGGGCGGATTCGCAACCGTGGCCGAGGGTGGAGCGAAGCCGCAGATGCACTTCGTGAACCCCACGCAGAAGACCGACGCGCTCAAGAAGATCGCCGGCTTCATCACGCTCACCGATGAGTTCCTGGAAGACGCCGATTTCCTGAAGACGGAAATCGACACCCGGCTGCTCTATGAGCTGGCCTACATCCAGGAGCAGCAGCTACTCAACGGTGACGGCACTGGTCAGAACTTGCTCGGCGTGCTGAACCGCTCGGGTCTGCAGACCGAGGCATCGGGTGGGCCGTCCGACAACTTCGATGCGGTGTTCCGCGCCATGACGAAGGTCGAAACCAACGCGCAGCTGCCGGTGGACGGTCTGGTGATTCACCCGAACGACTACCAGCGTTTCCGGCTGACCAAGGACGGCAACCAGCAGTACTACGGTGGCGGCCCGTTCGCCGGGCAGTACGCCAACGACGGCCTGGTGCTGCAGCCTCCGCTGTGGGCACAGAAGACCGTCGTCACACCGGCTATCGCTGAGGGCACCGTGGCGGTCGGTTCGTGGAAGCTGGCGGCGACGGCCTACCGCAAGGGCGGCGTCCGCGTCGAGTCGGCAACCCAGCACGCCTCGAACTTCACCAGCAACCTGGTGACGATCCGTGCCGAGGTGCGTCGCGCACTGGCGGTTCGCAAGCCGCTGGGCTTCTGCAAGGTCGCCCTGGACTGGACCCCCTAGTCCGATTCTCTGACAACCGTTGCGGCGCTGTGGATTACATTCCGCGGCGCCGCAACGGTTTCCCGAATCATCAATGATCATCCGAAGGAGAAAGTGATGAAGGAATACACACTGACCACGCGGCACGGCGAGACGACCGTGCAGCTGTCCGACGAGGACGCCGAGGCGTACGGCGACGCGGTTACGCCCGTCGGGGCAAAGTCCAAGCGCGCGGCGGCGAACAAGGCGGCGACCCCGGAGAACAAGGCCGCCGTGCCCGAGCCGAGCGCGTAGGGTTTCATGCCCGAACTCACAGTCGACGATGTCGAGCAGTACACGCGAAAGCGGCTCGACAAGACGGACGCTGAGACTGGGCGGCTGCTGGCCGCGGGACTGTCCTATGTTCGGCAGTTCTGCGGCTGGCACGTCACTCCCGTCAAGACCGGGCACGAGGTCGAATTGGATGGGCCCGGCGGGCGTCTGCTGGCACTTCCGACGCTCAAGCTCATCGCGCTCACCGAGGTAACCGAAAACGGTCAGCCGGTGGACGTTTCGAGCCTGTACGTGTCCAAGCGCGGACTAGTCCGCAAGAAGAGCGGTGGTTTTTGGTCGCCGCATTACGGCGCGATCACCGTGACCATGGATCACGGTATCGAGGACGCGGGCCCATTCAATGCCGCGGTGCTCTCATTCATTGATCGCATGTCGAAAGCCCCAACCGGCGGCGATCCGATCGCGGTTGGGCCGTTCCGCTGGGCGGAAGAGAAAACCGTTTCAAGGTCGGCATTCTCTGCAACGGAGCTGTCGATCTTGGAGCAGTACCGCCTCGAGAGTCCGGCATGAGCGAGCAGGTTATCCGGCACCGCGGGGCCGGTCGTGACGAAAACGGAAAGCTCACCGCTGACGGCGCACCGGTGTCACTGACTGCGATCGGCGTTGCGCCGGGATCTGGTGACACATCGGCGGGGTCGAGCGGCGGCGCAGATCGAGCCGAGCGCGGTCGCACCGGTGAGGACACTCAGTGCGTCGTCTACTTCCTTCCCGGCACCGATCTGGTCAACAGCGATGAGCTGACGGTGCGCGGCAAGCGATACCGCAGAATCACCGTCAACGACTGGAACATGGACGGGCGCGGTGGCCTCGAGGTGCAGTGCGCCAGGGGGCAAGGCTGATGGCATTCGTACTGGACCAAGAGGGCGGCGCCGAAGTCCTCAAGGTACTGGCGTCCGGCGCAATCAAGGATCTGGCGGATCAGATTGCCGATGCGATCGGCGAGGGCGCCGAGGTCAAGACGTACACCACCGACCGCGCCGCGGCCTCGGTGAGTGTGCCCGCCGAGATGCAGGCCAAGGATGGCGTGCTCACTCGTGCCGCCGCGGCGGCCGGGCTAGAGGTGCGGCCCAAACCCGCCGCAGAGACGCGCAGTTACGGCAAGGGACGCAAGGCGCGGCCGGAAGCCACACCCGCGGAAGCGAAGGCGTCCGGCGATGCAAATGAGGCGTGGGTGGCTGAGCGGCGGGCGCAAGGCAAGGCTGGCCGGTGACGCTACCCGCGGTGCGTGAGCCGGTCGACGTTGCGCGGCTGATCAAGGATTGGCTCAAGGCCGATCTTGCGGGGCGGTTCCCCGAGTTGTCGGTGCGCCTGGAACTTCCGGCCGACTGGACGCTTGACTCCGATCCGGTGCTGCTGGTCGCTGATGACGGCAGCACGTTGGACATGTGGCCGGCGGCCACGGACCCGACGATCCGGGTCACGTCATGGACTGCGGGCAGGGAGACCAAGTACGCGTACGCGGCGATGGCGCGGCTGTTGACGTCGCGTGTTCCTGGTGTCGCTGCGATCCTGCCGGGTGCCGCGTTCCTGGAGGCGCGCGACAAGCGCACCGCCGGCGACCTCATCTCTTTCACCGTGCGTACCCGAGCACGCACCCGGTAACTGCGCTGTAGCGCACCGATCAACCCCGCCTATCTGGCGGGGTTTTTTGTTGGCCCGCAAGGGCTCTCACGCCCTTAAAGGAGGGAATCAACAATGGTTGCAAAGATCAATCCCGATGCCACCGTCATCCCGGATAAGGCCGAGGTCTGGCTGATACTCAAGCAGGATGTCCCAGGCAACAACATCGCCGCGAAGATCCCGACGAACGCCACCGACGACCCCGGGGCCAAGGACTGGGAGTTCTCCGGTCTGATCGACGACAAGAAGGGCATCCCACTCGACCCGTCCGGCGAGGTCAAGGAATACGACGCGTTCGGGCATCCGTCGTTTCGGATCAAGTTCCGCAAGGGCAAGCTCAAGAGCGGTTTCACCGCGCTGGAGTACAACTCCGTCACCCGCAAAGTAGTGCTGCCCGGCTCCACGCCGGACAAGTTGGGCATCCCCAAGGATGTTCAGATCTACGTGCTGTACCGGTACGTCGATGAGGACATCACCCGCGTGTGGGTGGCGCTGCGCCCGGCGCTGGCCGAACTCAAGAGCCACGGCGGCATTGTCGACGGCGAGCTGTCATTCGCAGAGATCACGGTGCACCACACCGCCGACGCGAATGGCGACGTGTTCAAGTACCTGGACAGCAGCACCGACGACGACGTCACCAAGACGTTCACTATCGGCGCGGGCGTGACCGCCTACACGGCAACGGTGGGTGATGACACCACGGCCTCCCTCACAGCGAAGACGGCGTACGCGCTGCAGTCCGCGATGCGGGACTTGGAATCTGTGCAGGCACTCGACGCGCCCGGTGTGACCGTCGAAGGCCCCGACGGCGGCCCACTGGTGGCCACCTTTACCGGCCCGGTTCCCGCTGTGTCGGCAACCGGCACCGGCGGCACCGTCACTGTCTCGTAGGTCGAAAGCACCCGCCCCGGACGCGACCGACTCCCGTGTCCGGGGCGGGGCTTCACCCAAGCGAGTCGATCCCCTTTCCCTGTAGCCAAGGAGTCGAACATGACCGCACCACGTAAAAGCCCGCCGCGCAAGGCAGTTCCCGCCAATGCGCCCAAGCCGCAAGATCACAAGGCCAAGAAGTCGGCGGCGATTCGTCAAGCCGAAGCTGACGGATACGTCGACATCGAGCAGAACGGGATCACCTTGCGAATCCCATTCGGCGACGCCGTGCCCCTGGAGGCATACATGAAACTCAAGGACGGCGACGAACTGGGCGGCACCGAAATGCTTCTCGGATCTGAACAGTGGGCGGCGTTCCTCGCGACCAGCCCGACTGTGGGAGACTTCGCCGCGATCGGCGCCAAGCTGTTGGAGCTGTCGGGGGAATAATCGGCCTCTTATGCCTGCTCGACGAGCATGGCGACGAGATAGAGGCCGACCTAGCCCAGTACTACAACGGACTTGACCTCACCGATTTGTACCGCGGCGCACTGTCTATCCGCCGTGTCGGCGTACTGGTGCGCCAACTGCCGCCGCATTCGCGCACGGTGGCGGCGGTCAACGACGGTCAACCCGGGTGGACGGTCACCGATCACCTGATCGCTGATGTGTGGGCGGCAATGGTCAAGTTGCTCGGCGACCCGAAGAAGGTTCCTGAAAACATCGACCATCCGACGCGCGCCGCGATGGTCGCCAAAGCTGTTGCCGCAGCGAAAGAAGCGCTCAAAGCCATGTTCCTGAGACGCAAGAGTGGCTATGCCAAGCATTGATCAATTCATGAATCCTGTTGTGGAGGTGAGACATACGTGACGACTATCGGATACGCCACGTTGCAGCTCATACCGTCGCTACTAGGCGTGACCGAGGCGATCGACAAGCAGATCGACGGCAAGGTCGTCAGCGTCTCGATCACACCCAAGGTTGACCAGAAGGCCGTCGACACCGCGGGCAAGCAGGTCAAGGACACCATCGAGAAGCAGACCACCGAGGTTGCGGTCAAGCCGAAGGTCGATCAGCCCGCCGCGGAGACCGCCGGTAAGCAGGCCAAGGAGACGGTCGAGAAGCACACCGGCGATGTGAAGGTTGTGCCGAGGATCGAATCGGCTGCGATCACCAACGCCGGGGCCACGGCCGGGGAGCTGGCGGGGCGTGCGATCGGCGAGCAGATTGCCAAGACCATTCCCACTGGGATGTCTGGCATTGCGGGGTCGGTCGGCAACATTCTGCGTAGCGCCCTACCTGGCCTCGGGTCAGTGGTGGGTGCGGGCGCCGGTGCGGCCATCGTGACATCGATCCTCGATGGGGTCAGCAGGGGCAACTACACCAAGGCCGGGGAATCCATCAAGCGTGGCCTTGTCGGCGCAGTGGACAAGGCCAACATCGGTACGGATATCGCTATCCGGCTGGGCAATTCGCTATCTGGCGGCCTATCGAAGGCTTCGGACAAGATCGCCACTGTCGCCGGTTCTATTACCGGCAAGGTCAGTGAGGTCGGTAATGCGCTCACCACCACCAAGGAGCTGATCGGCGGAGACGACGCCTGGGGTGCCGGCGCGATCGATACCCTGAACAACGCCCTGGGTACGGCAACCCCACTACTGGAGGGGATGAACGCCGCGGCAGTCCTGGCTTCTGCTGGTGCCAACGCGATTGCGTTCGCCAGTAAGGCGGCGGCCGCGGCGCAACGGTTGTGGAACCTGGCCATGACCGCCAACCCAATCGGACTGATCGTGGTGGCCGTGGGCGCACTGGTGGCGGGAATCATCTACGCGTATCAGCACTCCGAGCGGTTCCGCGCCATCGTCGACGCCGCGTGGAAGGCCATCAAGATCGCCGCCGAGGCCGTCGTCAAGTGGTTCATGGACACCGCCTGGCCAATGCTCAAGAGGGTATGGGAGGGCATCGGCGATGGCTGGAACTGGCTCGTCACCAAGGCAGGCGAGGTGTGGACCGGTGTCCGCGAGAAATTCACAGCCGTAGTCAATTTCGTCAAGGGCCTGCCGGGCGCTATCACCAACGCAGCCAAGGGCATGTGGGATGGACTCAAGAACGGCCTTGTCGCGGTGCTTAATTGGATCGGCGATAAGTGGAATGCGGTCGCCGACACGCTGTCTATTGAGGTCGGTGGCACCAAGATCAGCGCGATACCGCACATGCCAAAGTTCGGGTTCGACATCGGCGGCTACACGGGCAACGTACCGGAAAACCGGATAGCGGGAGTGGTCCACGGTGACGAGTTCGTCATCAAATCCAAGTCACGCAAGGGGATTGAGAACGCCTACCCCGGACTACTGGACTACCTGAACAACCAGGGGAAGCTACCCGGTTACTCCGGAGGTGGCCTAGTCAAGGGTTCACAGGAGCTGCGCTCGATCATCTCGGAGCGGTTCGGCATCAAGGACATCGGCGGATGGCGGCCCCAGGACAAGTACGGCGAGCATTCCACCGGCCGCGCGCTGGACGTGATGACCAGCGACAAGGCTAAGGGCGATGCGGTCAAGGACTTCGCCGTCGACAACGCCTCGGCCATCGATCTGAAATGGGCTATCTGGCAACAGAAACTCTGGTACCCGGGTGGACGCTCAGAGAAGATGGACGACCGCGGCAGCCCGACGCAGAACCACATGGATCACGTGCACATCTTCTCCGGTCCCGGTATCGCCAACGGTCTACTCGGCGCGTTGAAAGCCAGGGGCGGCGAGACCGGGCAGGGTGTAGCCGCGGGCGTCAACCCGCCCGTCGGCGACACCGCGGTCTCGTCCGGCGGCACGGAAGCGGTGAGCGCGGCGGCGCCGGGTGGCGGCGCAGCGTCCTCCGGTGGCGGCGGGTTCAATCTGCCGTCGTCCATTTCCGGGCTCTCGGGGATCGGGCTGGCCGGCATGGGTGTCAAGTCGCAGGTGCCCGGTCAGCCAGAGCGGACATTCGAGTTCGGCAACGCAGCTGCCGCAGCGGTTGGCGGGCAGGTGTCCTCGGCGCTCGGTGTGCTCGGCGTTCCTGATTCGCCGGGCTGGCTCAAGGGAATCTCTCAGTTCGTCAGCGGCATATCCGTTGGCGGCGGCGGATCCGGTGGTGGCCTTGGTGCGTCCGATGGCGCTGGGATTGGCCGATTCGGCGGAGCGGCGCCAATCTCGGCGTCGGCCGCTGTGCCGGCGCCCGCAGCGCTTCCCGCGGGGACGGCTCACGGGGGCCGCGCGGGGCAGCAGCCCGGGCCGACATTCAACACCACGATCAGCGCGTTCGACACCAGCGATGCCGTGTCGATGATGCGTCGGCAGCAGGACGAAATCACGGCGGCGAAATTGGGCAGGTGGTCATAGATGGCGGTTGCAACGATCACGCTCGAATCGTCGAACGGCGACTCGCTGGTGGCGCCGATGGTGGTGTCCGCGCCAAGCGATGACATCTATCTACGCGATGACTTCATCGTGCTCGACGTAGACCCGAAAGGAATGTACGACACCGGTTTTACGATGCGCACCCAGTCGGGGGCATTCCAACCCGGCGGGCGGCCGGTCGGCGAAGAGGTGCCAATTCGCACTCCGATTCTGCCATTCTGGATGACCCCCGAGTCGCGGCCCAGGTTCCAAAAGCTATGGGGCACACCGTACAACCTGCGCAAGGTCAAATGCACATGGGATGGGCCATCGGGTCCGCGGTTCCTGTATTTGAAGCTGGCCAAGGAGATTCAGTACACCACCGAGGACGGTCAGGACGCCGATATCGACAAGGTCTATCACGCGGTGGTCTCGGCGCACGCCTACAACCCCATGTACGAAAGCGCCGAAGACGTTTCCGAGTGGATCAACCCGGGCAACTTCACCGTCTATCTGGCGGCTACGTCGGGCACGTTCAAGCTCGGTTGGGTGACCACTGGCGCGGCCGAGCTGACCACCCCGATCCCATACGACGCGAACGCTGCAACCGTTCAGGCCGCATTGGAAGCCCTGCCGACCATCGGCGTCGGGAACGTCACCGTGTCGGGCGATCCGGGGCGCTGGACCGTTCGCACGCCGGCAACATGCCCCGGAACGCTGACGGTCGACGGGACATCGCTTGCGCCGTTGTCGTTCTCAATCACCCTGGGCACCCTGTCGTACACGATCAGTATCGGTGGACAGACCACCGCACCAATCTCTTTCGTATCGTCAGCCTCGACGCTGCGGCAAGCCATCGAGCAGCTGTCGAACATCGGCACTGGCGGGGTTACGGTAACCGCCACGTTGTTCGGGTACGCGCTGTCCTTCATGACGGGGCCGCTGAATGGGTTCCTAGTCGCGCTGTTCACCGGGAAATCGACCGCCGGAATCCACATCGCCCGCGTGGTGACCAACCCCAATACCGGATGGTTCGACGTTTGGAATCCGACTGATCAAAACCTCTGGCCTGAATGGGAACTCGACCCGGCGATCTCCTGGCAGTTCCCCGACTTCGCGTTCGGGCAGGAACGTAAGTGGAACCGCCCGGTGGGCGCCGACGCGGCCCGCATGATCGTCACGCCGCAGCTCACCCAACTGCTGTCCGTGATGTCCGACCCGTTCATGGACACCTACCTGAGCGCTGATCTGTCGAACGCTGCCGGACTGTTCAACGGGGTTGAGCCGCTCTACCCGGTACCGCAGTACACCGGCACCGAGGATGACCCGGTGCCGATGCCCGTCGTGTGCCAGGGCCCATCGGGGGCCAAAGCCACACTACGGCAACGCCGTTTCTGGTCGGCGGAAAGTGGGTTGACCCAGTGATCATCGAGAAGACCTGCACACGTTGCCATTTGACAAAGGCGGGCGGTGAATTCGGCAAGCACACCCGATCTAGTGATGGTTTGCAATGCTGGTGCAAAGCGTGCAAGCGTGATCACTACGAGGCCAACAAGACAGCGATTCTGGCGAGCCAGAATCAGTATCGAACTGCCAATCGCGAGAAGGTACTAGCAGGCAAGCGCAGGGCGTACCACGCCGATGTCGAAGCCTCCCGTGAGCTTAGGCGGCAATACCGTGCCGAGAATGCCGAAGCGCTCTCGGCACGCGCGAAGATCCGATACGGCGAAGGTGGACGTCCTGCCGATATGCCGTGGCCCGACCGCGCCACAATCGCCTACAGCACCGCTCATCAGCGCGTGCGAGCGACATACGGTGCGGCGAAAAATCATCCGTGCAGCGAATGCGGCGCGCCAGCGCACGCGTGGTCCTACGACCATTCCGACCCGAACCCGTTGTTCCACACGGGGGTCGGACTATGGGAGGGAAAGAAGCCCGTCCCATACTCGCCTGACCCGCAGAGGTATGACCCGCTATGCCGGTCCTGCCACGTCAAGCGCGATCGGTACGGGGTGGCAGCATGACGGTCGCCACGTTCGCCGAGCCGTTCACCGGCACCGATCACGACGACTTCGCGGCGTGGGCACGGGAGGTGCGCGAGTATCGCATTGAGCGCGCCTACGACCCGCCGCACATCGAGCTCTACGACGGCGATTGGGTCTATCGCGGCACCGTGCGCGGCGAGCTGGGCGGGCGGGTCAATCCGATCGTCAACCAGACCGGCACCATTTCGCTGCGCCTGCCTATCGATCTGGATGACCGCCGCGGCACGTGGCCGGCGTTCTGGGCGCTGGACGAAGAGGCTCGCGGTACCAGCAATATCCACGTGATCGTCGAGACGATGGGCGCCCGCATCGGCGGCCGGATGAAAGCCAAAGACGGTGTGCATATTGAGCGTGGGCCCACCGGAGATGTGGTGGTCATCGACTTCCTGGACGACATCGAAGAGCTGAAATTCGTTCACACAGCGGGTAATCCGTTCCTACCGTTGTCACTCATCCAGCAGCCGAAGGCATGGATGCTACTCGCGCAGGCTGATCACGGAATCCTGCTGACGATGGCCGCGAATCTACTTCGGTTGCAGCTGAGCAACATTGATATCGGTACCCTGTTCAAGCTGCTCGACCCGGCCAACTGGAACATTCCCGAGCTGGTCGACATATTCCTCAACATCTGGCAGCAGTCGCAAATCGTCATCGTGCCACGCACGTTCGGCGATTCGGTGGCCCCGCTGTCGCTGGTCGTCGGCAGCATCAAGACATCGATCTTCGACGTGGCCGCGCCGATCATGGAAGACGCAGAGCTGCAATGGGATCTGCGGCGCTGGAAGACCGGCGACCCCGAACCGTGGCCGGGCGCAGGCACCAACTGGCGCAACGGCACCCTGTTCGTCCGCATCGTCGACAAGTCAGGGTTCCGCACCGGCACATCCATCGGCGGCAACCTGGCCACGGGCCTGACCCGAACAATCGCCGATGTGCTGTCGAACCATGTCGAGGACAGCTACGACCTGTTCACCGGGGACACGATCGACGAGACCGGCTACCGGCTGCCCGGCATCCTCGGCACGCAGGCCGCCCATCCATACGTGGTGTACCGCGACGGCGATATCACCGGCATCCAAACATCGAACTTCTCGCGTTCGCCCGGCGGCGCTGGCCGTATCACAGTGGGCGGCCAGTCCATGCCAGGTGTCAACGAATTGATAAGTGCCGCAATCCAATACGGCGGCGATGTGCTCGGCGACAACATCTCGGCAGCGATCAGCGCGGGCGTTGGCTTCACAGTGTCGGTCGGCTCCCTCGGCGGTGCTATCGATTCGTTCCTCAACCCGATCTACCGAGACTCGATCCTGGCGCACATGTCGGTTCCACTGCTGCTGCGGACAAGCCGACAGGGCTGGGGCCACTACCTGGAGACCACCAGCACCAACGTCACCCAGGCATTCACCGCGGCCAGCGTGATGGACCTGCGCAGGCGCCGGCGCGAGACCGACCCCGACACCGCGTTCACGCTGACCGTCGCCAACGCCTCCCCGTGGCTGATCGGCGACAACGGCTTTGGGCACTGGTGGAACGGAGATCGGGTCGGCGGCACCAGCAAGTACCTCATGCCGCGGGTATTCGTGCGCCGCTGCCGCTCCCTGGACATCACCTGGGGTCAGGGCAGAGCGCTGGCAGTCGAGGGCACCTTCGGGGACACCCGCCAGGAAAAGGACGCGATCGAGCGAATGGCCGAACTGATGAGCCGCACCATGAGCGGCCTACAACAGATAGGACTGTGGTGACAGAGGGTATCTCGCCCGAAGAGGCAAAAGCACTGGCCGACAAGGTTGTCGAGTCCGAGTTCATTCCGAAGAAGATCCCGGCCGCCGATGACATCGACGGCCAGGTCAAGGCCCTGGGCGGTGCGCTGGCCTCGGCGCTGCTGACTGCGACCGAGTTGCCGTTGACGGTGATGCAGCCAGTTGTCGCCGACCTGGCCGCCCAACTGGTAGCACTCGGCATCCGCCAGACCGAGCACATTGACCCGACCGCGGTGCACGCGCCGGCCTGGATCACCGATGGGGTACGCCAGGAATCGATCAAGCTGCCCGAGCAGCCCCAGCACACCGAGGCCGATCCGCATGTGGAGATGACCGCCACCGCGCCCAAGTGCCCCAAGCGCATCCCGAAGGCATCTCGGGCGGTACGGCGTTGACCACCCCCGGTGGTGTGCCCAACCTTCCCGTGGGCGCACTGACGGTCGAGTCTCTTGCTGAGAAGCTGCAGGACTTGACACCGGCGGCGATGCGCAGCCGTGCCGCCGAACGCATGCCCAACACGTTCCATGGCTCCACTGGCGGCGACCCGCTGCAAGATCTATCGCCGTTCGGGATTCTCACGAAGCTGTTCGCCGGATTCAATTCCCATGTCGCCAACGCCGATCCGAATGATATCCAGGGCCCCGAAGATCTGCCCGGCCTGCTGCTGGACTTCATCGAAAGCCTGCCCGTCGTCGGCCAGTTCGTTGGTCTGGCCGAGGCGATCATGGGCACCTACGACGGCGACGATGAAACGCTGCTGGCGATACAGCAGATCTTCATGCCGATCCGTCGCCTGCTTCAACTGGCCTCTGGGCAGGACGTGGGCTGGCCGACCCTGCCCGAGATTGAGGCTGGCTGGACCGATCTGTTCGCGGCCATTGGCAACGCGGTGAGCAAGTTCCCGGGTGTCATCGCTATCTCTCGGATCGCCAATATCATTCAGGATCTGATCAACGGTGCGGGTGAGTTCCTGACCGCGGAGAGCGTCTCCGATAATCCGTACTTCGACTGGGATTCGGTGACGCCTGGATTCATCTCGGGCGGATCGATCCGTGCGACCGCGGACGGCTCGCAGCAGGTGTTGCGCACCGAGCCTTTCGAGGTGTTCGAAGGCCAAACGCTGGAGTTGCGTGCCGCCTCGCAGTGGACCGGAGCGAGCGCGACCGCCGGCTCGAATCCCGTCAAGGTCGGGTTCACCCCGTTCGACGCCGCCGGTAACCCGTTGGCCGACGTCATCCGTGGTTCGCTGCAACCCTCGGGCGATCATGGCTGGCAATGGATTCCGGTCGCCGACAAATGGCCCGTGCCGTCCGGCGTGAAATACGTGTCGCAACTGCTCATCCTCGATGCCGGGGCGACGGCCGGAACATTCCGGTTCTCGAATGCTTCGGCGTGGGCATCAAACTTGCTAGATCTAAACCTGGTCAAGGATCTGCGTCAGATGGTCGACGCCATCGGCGGTGTGGTGAATTCCGAGGCGGCCAACATCGAGGCCCGCCTGCAGGCCATCACGGCCGATGGCAAGATCACCGCCTCGGAGATCATTGGCCTGATCCAGCAGGCGCAGGTCTCGGGCCTGGCGATCATGCAGACGGTCATTAATCAGATCCTCGATATCCTCAACGGCAATATCGTGACGCCGATCAACTCTCTGGTTCAGGGCGTCAAGGACTGGTTTGGTCTGAATCAGGACAAGACTCAGAAACTCACCAGCGGCGGCGGCATTTCGGTAGCCGATGTCACCGGCAACTTCGGCATGAACCGAGTGGCCGACCTGGTGGACAACCTCGGGGATATGCTTACGGGCGTCAAGACTGGCGCCGACGGAACTGCCACGGGCACAACGGGAACCATCGGCGAGCAGATCGACCAGGCCAAGGAATCACTACTATCGCTACTCGGTCTGTCCCGTGATGCGCTCAAGAGCGCCATCGCGGCGCAAACCACCCTGCAGGAGCAGGAGACTGAGCAGAACACCGGCGGTGGGAACAGCTATAGCTTCACCTTCTCTGGTGCTGACGGCGCGGCGCTGAACTCGACGGACTGGACTACCGGGCCGACCGCTGGCGATGTCACCATTCGGGGGGACTCGGGGTACGCGGGGGTTAAGAACGGCAACCCTGACGGGTATTTCTTCGCTAGCCCGAACTACACCTACGCCACTGATGGGCAGTCGGCGTCATTTGTGTTGGGCGACACCCAGAATGGCAACTACTACTCCGGTGTCTACATACGCTGTGACTCGGGCCGCACTCAGGGCGCCTACTGCTTGGCCAAAGAGGGCGAGATCCGCATCGGCAAGTTCACGCGGTCGGGTAGCAGCTGGTCATTCAGCGCACCCCTGACCCTGCAAACCGGCCTGTCGGCGGTCAAGCAGGGCGCACGCATCGAGATCCGCTGCTCGGGCACCAACTACTTCGTGCGCGTCAACGGCCGCCAGATCCTCTCGGCCACCGACGCAGGCAACACCATCAGTATCGGTGCCGCGTACCGGTATTCGATGTTCAGCGTTCAGCGGGCAAGCCCGTTTTTCACCTACGACTCCTACCGGGTCGCCGCGTTCGCGATGTCCGACTACACCTCAGCGGGAGCGGGATTCTCGATGTCAAACTCATGGAGCATCAGACGCGACAGCACTGCCGATGTCACCTATGGCCCGTACTCGTCCGGTGCGTTCCCGCCCGGGTTCTTCACGTTCAACGACTACACCACAGACGTCACTCTCGATGACTTGGGCATGGCACGCATCGAGATCGCCACCACTGGCCTGTACCGGATCAGCACCACGTACCGATCGGTCACCGCCAAGGGCACGTCCGTGCCCTACTGGGTGGTGTACAAGAACGGAACCCGCATCACCGGAGCCATCCCCTCAGGGTGCCCGTTCGAGATCCCACTCGTCGCGGGAGATGTTGTGCAGCCGGGATTCATCGCGGTCGACTACGACGTACGGTCCAACGGCTCAACCGGATCGGAAACCGTAGTGCCACGGAGCATCACAGCCCTATCCGGCATCGCCACATTCGATGGCCGCCGAATCGCATAACCACACCAGAGAGGCGTCAGCGATGACCACGTTCACCATGCCCGAGCTGCCCGGAATCACGTTCACCGTAGTGCGCGGTGGCCTGGATGCCGACGGGAAAACCAACCCGCCCAACTGGATACAGATCACCGGCACAGACAGCGAGGGCGCGATCGTCTCCTGCATCGGTTTCGCCGGCCCGTAAATGCCCTGGTCTGTCAACCCGGCTGTGCCCCCTGCGCAGTCGGGCGGTAGATGGCTGCCGAATCCGGTAGTGCCAGCAAGCACACCAGGCGGGCGCTGGCATGCGGTCATCGGGATCGACGCGTCACTGGCGATTATGTGCGTCGGCGAGGTCGAACTTACCGCCATGCAGGCCCTTGGCGTGGTGCTGTCGATTCACCTCGATCGCAACCTCGCCCTGCAGGCGGTGTACCAGCTGGCCGCCGAGCGATCGATCCTGGTCACCCGGAACCTGCAACTACAGGCCACTTTCCAACAGGATCTTGCGCTTGCGGTCACCATGGAACGGGCGCTGTTCCTGGCCAAGGTCATCGGGTGCGACCTGGCACAAGCCGTGAGCATGACCGGCACCATCAGTCTGGCTCGGGTTGCGCCGATCGACCTGACGAGCAACTTGACGGCGCCGCGTGTGATCAGCTTCGACAAGCTGCTGCCCGTCAATCTGACACGCACCGTCACGATGTCATCGGCGCTGGTGATCGAGCGGGTCGCCAAGATCGACGCCGCACTCACGGTGACGATGGCGCGCGCCTGCAGCCTCGGCTACCCGCCGGGCGGGCTGCCCGCCTTGGCCAACTACACCAGCGCGGGTGCGTTCACTCACAACATCGTGCGTAACTGCGACTACATGGACGCCGTGGGCTGCGGCGCCGGGGGTGGCGGGGGAGGCGGCGACGGCGGCCTGGGCACCACCGGGCAAGGGGGCCGCAAAGGCTCATGGAACGCGCGCACCGTGGCCCGCAACATCGACATTCCCGGTTCCGCGCTGACCCTAACCGGAGTAGTCGGGTCGGCCGGCACCGCGGGCGCCAAGGAGAAGGACGGCGGCACCGGCGGTGACACCACATTCCTGATCAACGGGGTCACCACAACGTGTGCCGGCGGGGCGGGCGGTAAAGGCGCGTACGCGGGCAACGGCCTGAACCAACCCGGCGAGGCCGCAGGCGATACCACGGTGAACGGCCAAACCTACAGCGGCGGCGCGCAGGCGGGCACCAACACCAACGGCAACGCGCCCGGCGGCGGCGGTGGCCCCGGCTCGGGCGGGGCCTTCGGAATCGCCAACCCGGGACGTATCGGCGGCATCGGCCGCGCACACATCCGGTCCTACCAATAGAAGGGAAATCCATTATGGCGTGGGGTATGTCGACATATCTGGCCAACAAGATTCTCGATCACATCTGCCGCAACGTCGCCTACACACCACCGGCGACGGTGTACGCCAAGATGCACACCGGCGACCCCGGCGCGGCGGGAACGGCCAACGCGTCGTCGGTGACCACCCGGTACGCGTGTGCATTCAACGCCGCGGCGGCCGGTTCGATCAGCCAATCCAACACCCCCGAGCACACCCTCGGCGGCACGGAAGCTATTGCTGGGGTGAGCTTCTGGGACCACCCCACCGCCGGAAACTTCCTGTGGTCCTCGCAAGCCACCGTCTCCAAGTCGGGAGCCAGCGGAGACATCATCCGCATCAACACCGACACTCTCGCGCTTCTACCACTAGCCACTTAGGAGATACGTCATGTCTGAACTTGATTGGGCCGTGCAATGGGAAGCCGCCATACCCGACCCTGAACTACTCGCGAGCGCGCCCGGTGCGCCAGTGCTCAGCGGCCATGAAGAAGACGCCGAATCCAATGCCGTGCTACTGGCGGAATTTGCAGAGGCGAAACTCGCCCACGACGCTCTGATCGACGCGGACTTGGCCAATCCGGAGCGCTGGCAGGTAACGCGATCGGTGGCGGCCGATGAGAGCGAAGCACGGCGCCTGCTGGTAGAGCTGCGCCGACTACACGCCGCCAACCCGCTCACACGCAACTTCGCGCTGGTGACCTCACCACCTCGGGTATGGACACCAGTCGAATGACCAAGCAAATAGCCATGATTGGCGCCTTAAACCTCGCCGTGTTCGTCCTCGCATTCCGTCTGGGCTGGTGGGCATCGGATCGGCTCGCGTCCTACGCACAGGAAATCGACCCCCGTATCGAGAGGGAATACACACGATGAAATGGATTGAACAGCTCGAAAATAAGCTCATCGCGGCCATCGCCGAGAAAGTCGACCAGCGGATCGGCACGGTCTTGGACCGCATCGAGGCACGCCTTATCGAGCGCCTTGACGGCGCTATCGATCGGGTCACCGACCAGATTCCCGGCACCCTCGATGACAAGCTGCTCGACAGTCTGGTCGGCAAGATGGCGAAGCGCTTCCCGCTCCTCGACAGCCTGAGTTCCCTTGCCAGCCTTCCGGGATCATTGATTGGCGATATCCTCAAGGGCCGCAAGTGACCACCAAAGACCAAGTTGCCCAACTCATTGTTGGTGAGGCCAAACGGCGCAACCACACCCGCGAGGAATGCCTAGCCGAGCTGTCGGCGCTCTACCAAGAATCCGGGTGGGACGAAACGGTATGGGACCCCACCGGCACCACCTACGGTGTCGCACAACAAGATGAGAGCTACGCCAACCGGTTCGACGGCGCTGCCGCGCAAGTCAAGGCGTTCTTCGACAAGCTCGACGAGAAACGCACCTCGCCCAAGCATGGCGACATCTGGCTCAATATCTGCTGGCTCCAGCAGGCCCCGAACTGGCCCAGCGCGCAGTACTGGTTTGAGCACGGCCGACGCGCCTACCTCGACGAGATCAAGTCCCGCATCGCCACCATCACCCCCTACCTGGACAAGTACTGGCCCACCACCAACGGAGGAACCATCGTGCCCGCGACCGATAACCGCCCTGATTTCAACGAGTTTCCGCTGTTCCTGTCCGGCAACTCTCACGACCGTGACGTGGACGGCGTCGACCTGTGGCTGATGCATACCCAGGAGCCGCCGAAGGGTAGCGACAACCGCAACGATGCCGCCCTCGAACTGCGTAACTTCCTGGAATCGACCAAGGGGGGCGGCAATCCGGTGTCGTATCACTACACCGGTTCCATGGCTAACGACGGTGGCACCACCGTGGTCGATTGCATCGACACCGACGAGGCGAGCTGGTCGGTCGGGAACTCAAACGACCGGTCCATCAACTTCTGCTTCGCGGGTACCCGCTCGGACTGGACCCGTCAGCAATGGCTGGACAACGAGCGCGGCACCATCGAGGCGGCGGCCTACCTCTTCGTTCAGGACTGCGCCAAGTATCCGAAGCTCAAGGCCCGGGTCCTCGCACCGAACTACAGCGCGCCCCCCGGCGCCGCTGATCACAAGTACTGCACTGAGTATCTCAAGGACGGCAACGACCACACCGACGTCGGCCCCAACTTCCCGTGGGACGTGTTCACCGCGGCGGTCAAGAAGTACGCCACAGGCGACAGTCCCGACACGCCAACACCGCCCGCGCCGGCACCCGACTACGCCAAAGAGACCTGGGACCAGCTGCGCATCGAGTGGCCACAACTCGGCGCCCGCACCCTCGTCAATGCGGTCGCCGTCGTCGGCAAGCATCTCGGCATCGACGGCTTCGCGCCAATCGGAAAGGACGCGTCATGACCTGGCAACAGCCGCAACTCGCCGACCCGCTCATGGGTCCGACCGATGAGATCCGCAAGTTACAGCGCCGGCTGCTGTTCGCCTACGCGACGAACAGCCGCGCTCACGATGAGGGCGTGATCGAGTCCGGTGTCTTCGACCGCGCCACCGACCGCGCGCTGCGCAATATTCAGTCCTGGCTCGCCGAGCACGAGGACCCGAAGTACAACAGCAAGCCCGGGGTACTCACTTACGACTGCAAGGTCCGTCTCGGTGTTGTCATCGTGGCGCCCAAGTCGTCGACGAAGCGTTTCGTGCAGCAGGGCGTCGGGTTCTCCACCGACGCGTTCCTAATGGGCGACCCCACCCACTCCTATGTCGATGCGCGTACCGAGGGTGCCGCCGAGCTGCTGCGCCTAGCGCTGCCCATGGTCGGGGTGCCCAAGATCTGGATGGGCTACAGCATGGGCGATGACGTCGTGAACACTGCGCTCCTGCAATGGCCCGAAGACCGGCGCGACGAGATCGAGCTGATCATCGGATTCGGCGGCCCATCCCGGCGCCCGGGCCCGACACTGCTCGGCAACGATCCGGGCGGCCAGGGCATCTCGGGAGTGTTCGGGCCGGACTGGGCGGCCTCGCGCACCTACCAGTTCACCCACGAAGGCGACATGTACCCCAACGCTGTGGGCCTGCTTCCGTGGCTCTACCAGATCCTGACCCGCATGGAGATCTCACTCGACTTCGCCGCCTACCTGTTCAACCTGTTCATCTCCACCGTGGGCAAACAGCTGCTCGGACTGTTGGCCTCGGCGCTCCCGGGAGCCGGCGCGCTATCGACAGTGGCCGCCCTGGTCACCACCGGGCCGACCAACCAGGTCGGCGGCCAGATCCTCGACGTGATGAAACTGTTCGCGCTGCTGCCACAGATCATCCAAACCATCGCCGCCGCACTCAAATTCGTGCAGACCAACGCGCACTTTCACTACCACGACCAGCCCGAACCGTTCTGGCGCGGGCTGACCGCCGTGGACTGCGCCGCGCAAATCATCGCCGAGAAAGTCGACACTGCAACGGTATTCACCGTCCCTGGCACCGTCTCATGGTGGAACGACGGACCCCCGGCCTGGACTGCCTGGAAGCTCCCGTAGTTGCAAACCCCCATCCGAGAGGAATCCGCCATGCACATCACCATCCCGCCATGGGCAAAGGACGCGCTTGTTGACACCGCCGAGCGTGCTATCAAGACATTCGCCGGTGGTTTTATCGTCGGCGCCAACTTGGCTGGCGCAGCCGTCAACACCGCACTGACCGAGATCGACTGGCAGCAGGGAGTCAACGTGGGAGCCGGGACACTGGCTGTGTCGCTGATCTTCTCGGCGACATCGATCAAGTTCGGCAGGTTCGGTACCGCGTCCGCGACCAACGCGGTCGTGCCCGCGAGCTTCCTACGTGCGGGCCAGTGAGGTTCCTAGATCCGGCCTTGTGGAACGGCGTTGGTGTCCTGTCGCTGCTGCTCATGTTTCAGGTCGCGCAGCTGCGGGGCTGGATTGTGCTGGGCCCCACCCACCGCGCCGAAATCGCGCAGATGAAACACACCCACGGCGCCATCGTGGAACGCATGGACGCCCGCGCCGCCAACGACGCGCGAACCATCGCATTCCTGTTGCGCGAGAAGGACCCGAGCCCGGCCGAGGAACTCATCCCCATCATCACCTCATTGCGTGATGCGGCCACGATCGCAGCGGGTGATAACTGATGTGGCCGCGCAAGCGCTCGCGCCCGGCCGGCGCGAATGAACGCGACACGGCGATCGACGACGCTGACCGCAAGCTGGCCGAGTCGCAGGCCCGCAGCCAAGCCGCGGCCGAGGTCGTCGAGCGCGCCCGCCGCGCTCGCACGGTGCTGCACCACGAAGTCGCCAAGAACGGCTGGACCGAATTGTTCCTAGCCTCAATGCAAAGGGGAAGCTGATGCGCTGGGTGTACGTGACCGGGCTGTTGATCATCGTCGGGGTATTCGTCTCCGATGTGTGGTTCGCGATCGACTACCGACTCGGCGCCAACCTGTCGCTGATCTTCGCCGCGGTGTTCGTCACCACCTTCACGCTGCTCTACGGGCTCCGGTCGCGGCCGGGATCGAATCGGATTGGCAGGGTGTTCCTCGTCAAGAGCGTGGTGCTGGCCGCCGTCCTCTGGCAGATCGTGGCCTCCCAATGGTGGGATGACGACTACCCGCTGCGCCAACAGATCCGATACACCATCTACACCCTCGGCGCCATCGTCTACATACCCATGCTGATCAGCCTATGGCGCGAGCAGCAACGTGACCGTGCCCGTCCTGAAACAGAAGACGTCGCCGACAGCGAATAGCCCCCCAGACTGCGACGCCAATAGTGCCCCTCACCCCGACCGTGAGGGGCACTATTCGTCGTTAACGGCCCGAATTTTGCAACCCGTTTGAACTGCCAAGTTTCCGGTTCCGCACACCGAAATGAGGTAGCGAGACTAGCCCGTGCGTCCAGACATACAGCTCGCGGGTATCGAAACAAACATCGCGAGGATCAACAGCGCAGCGCTTACGAGCCCGTATAGAAGGAACGGGTATATAGCGGCATTCTGCCAAAACCCTCTTGGACGCCAACTGGTTACCCGACTGGGGAGTCTCGGCCATGCGTACATGAAAATGCCACCGAGGACGAGTATCACGGGCAACGTCAGGTACCAACCACCGGCGAGAGTTAACGGCGTCATCCACAAGAGCATCAGCGCGAGTAACCCACGATCACCAATCGACTGATCCGATGCGGAAAACGGTATGGCGATAAGAAACACGAAATAGTAAGCAACACATAGTAATATCGCCGCCGCGAACACGGACTTTGCATACCGCCTCAATTCGTCTTTCATCACTTGCCAATCTCGGTGCGCGGTATGGGCGCCTGCGGAGGCGGGGGTGCTGCCGGAGCGATAGTCGGCACGCGAGATTCTGGCGGCATAAGCTCGGTCATGCGCGCGCCGTCCATAGAGTGAAGTATTCCCTGATCGCCCACGCTTTGCATGAAGGGCAGTCCCGTCATCGGCCCCCACTGATCCGCGCGCCCCGGTGGCCACACCTGTGCGACCTGCGAAGTGCTGCCCGAAGGCGTGTCGTGATACGCCTCAAAAGCCGGGAAGCTCGTCATTTGCCCGCCTATCGAAGGCCCTGCCGCGCCTGGCTGGACCACGATGTTGCCATTCACCGAGTAGTTCGCAAGCTTGGAAGGCAGCTCGCCAAACGGTGCCCACGGATCAGCGGTGTTGTAGTAGAGCTTGACAGTCCCATTGGAGTCCTGCGACACGCTTGCCCAGGGATTGCCGGGCATTGCCTCACCGGTGTCGGTTTCCACGGATGGATTCTGCCGTACTACGACGACACCGTTTTCGTAGTCCACGATCGCGGAGACTCTGGCATCCTCGGGCGCGAACTTCGGGTTGAAGCCACGGTTGTCACCGAGGTTGTGGCCTACCCCCTTGCGTTCACTCGGATACAGCACCTCTTGTGACGGAATGAACCAGTTGGCCCGCACCACTCCCTGGCCCGGTACAGGCTCGATCTTGGCGACGCGCACCTCGGGCGGTACCCCAGCGTTCTTCGCATTGTAGGAATGCGGATCCAGCATGGACGCGGTTGCCCAGTCCGAGGGTGACACTGGCGCGCGACCGAACACGTTGCGGAATGCGATCTCTTGGTTTTGTTGGGGCGTCAGATTCTTGGGAGTGCCGATGATGCCGAGCGCGTCGGTCAAACCGCCTACGAGTGCACCGCCGCCGGCCAAGGGGTTGAAGTTGGCGGGCAGGGCGGCGACTGCGCGGTCGATGAGTTCACCGGCATGCTGGTCGGCGGCCCACCAGGCGTTGGCGGCGTCTTTGATCTGCTCAGAGAATCGGGTGCAGGCATCGCGGCATGCTTGGGCGCGTTCCTCGCTGGTGCCTGCTGGGGGCTCGTAGGTGACCGACAAGTCGTCGTGAACGGTGAATCCGCCGAGCTTCTCGCAGTTTTCGATCAGCTGGCGCACGTTTTTCAGGGCGGGCATCACCGATTCGGCTAGCGCGTTGATCGCCGCATTGGCTGTCTTGGTGATGTCGTCGGCCATGTTGATGATGGCCCGCCGATCGTCCCCGCCTCGGTGCTGTGTGGCTTCGGCGGTAGCACCTTCCCAGGTCTGCCCGCCCGGTCTGGTCAGATACCCCACGTAGTCATCGGCCGCGGTTTCCATCTGGGCGGCGGTCCAGATCCAGTGCCGCGCCATCTCGATTGTGGCCTCGGGCTTGGCAGCCTCGATCTGCTTGCGGGTCGGCGTCATTGCCGGGCTAGGCCTTGGCGGGCGGTGGCGGCAACAAGGTCGGTGTGGAAGTCGCTACGCCCTGCAAGCCCTGCTCGTCGAGCACCTGCAGCACCCGAACGGCCTTGGCGGCGGTGTCGGAGACCTCGGTCATGCGGCTACCGATCGCGCCCAGGATCTTGGGTAGCGCCTCAGTGGTCATACGCTGCGCGGCCAGGAACGACGGCGACTGCCCGTCGGCGCCCACGTTGGCCCGTCCCAGCACACCGGAACTGTCATGATCAGTTACCAGACCCTTGACGACCGTCTTGACTTGCGGAGATAGGCGCGAAAAGGCGTCGAAGTCGATCTTGATCTGATCAGTCACACCCCGCCCCCTGATTCGGCAAACACTCCAGTGATGCACAGCACACTACATGCCTAGTGCAGGTTAGGCGTGAACAGATTCAGCGGCCACGGGTTGCAAGCTCGGGACACTCGGCCATGACTTCACGATCGACCGCAGCCTTTGCGGCCGTGTAGTTGGGATAGATCGGCTGATCCTCTGAGAACGTCAGCGCCACGTCGGTCGGGCCCATGCCAGGGTATTTGCGCAGCATGTCGCACACAATTCCAGTTGGCCGAGGGCTGGCGTGCGCAATTGGTGCGCACCCGAGGGCGATCACCACGGCCAGCATGAGCGCCCTCATTCGATGTGCCCCGGCTCGCCGTCAGGGATGGCGTCGGCCCAGACGATGTAGCGTTCCCGCTGGGTAACCGTGGTCGGGTCAGAGTAAGACGTGGATAGCTCGCAGCCATCGGCGTGGTAGCGGCCGTAGTCGTCGATCCGCCCCTGGCACTTAGTCCTATTGCCACCGATATGGGTGAAAGTGCGGTATCTCACCCAAGCAATGTTGCCGCTGCCACTTACTTCCACCGGGCTGTCACATAGCTGACGGATGCTGGGATTCAGCCCGAGAATAGCGTCGCGCTGGCAGTGGAAGATCTCCGGTAGTCCCATATCGGAAGGGTCGCCGGGCGCCGCATTGGCGGGCGTGGCGAGCGCGATAGCAGCCAATGGAACCATGAGCGGCAATGCCCACTTTCCGATTCGCATCATGCGCGGATCGTACTTCGATCGGCTAGTTTCCGGCCAGGAATGCCACCAGCCGATCCACCTTGCCGATTCCGTCGAAATGACGCGGCGCGCGTGAAGTGTCCCGGCCGCCAGCCCACAGCACTACGCCCGTCTGGCTGTAGGCGACGCTGGCATAGGCGGGAGTGCCGGGCAGTCGATACACACACTCACGGTGTGTATCGACTGCCCTGTCACCGTCATTGGAAATCCAGCCGTGCTGACGTGCAGCGGCGTCGACCTCGCGCTGGCCGGTCATCGCGCGAACGGTTCGATCATGTTGATTGCCTCTCGATTGCGCTGGCTGAACGCCGGCGGGTCGCTGCCTTCTTGGTTCGAGGTGAAGCGCACAGCCGTGACGCCAGTGCGTCAACGCCAACCGCACCGCGCCGCGTGTTGTAGCCGAGGTAAACCATTGTGGTAGCAAGGCTTTGGTGCCCAAGGGCTTCTTGGATATACCGGATATCGACGCCAAGCTCGTTGAGCGCGGTTGCGAAGCGGTGCCGCAACGTGTGCAGCGTGTACGGCAGCTTGAGGCCCGCCAAGAAGTCCGAAGACACCACCGACACGTAGTTCGGAGTCACCTGCCCTCCAAGCGGACGGCGGAACATCGGTCCAGCCTGGCTGAGCTGAATGGCCAGCCGTGCCTGTACCTCCGGCGGGACACGAACGATGCGTTGCTTTCCACCCTTGCCATGCACGGTCAGGAACGCGCCGCCATTCTCATCGGGGCGAAAGTCGGTGCGAGACATCTGCGCGATCTCCCCAGCGCGCAGACCGCAGTATCCGGCCAGTAGTAGCCACGCGTGCATGTCTGAGCCGGCGGGGGCGGCCAGCAATGCCAGGCGTAGGTGATCCTCGGGAATGGGACGCGGCATCCGGCGTTTGAGCTTGGGCTGTACGAGGCTGGCGGTTGGGTCCTCGTCGATGAGCCTGCCGCGGTGAGCCCATCTGTAGAACGCGCAGACGTGCGAGGTGTAGGTCTGAATACTAGAAGGGCACACTCGAAGCGACCGTTGCCATGCTTCGAGCTGCGCGGGGGTTGCATCTAGGAGGGGGGTATCACCGAGCCAGCGCGCGAGCCGGTCTATCTGGCCGAGCCTGTGCTCGATCGTCTTCGGGGTCATGTTGCGCAGACGCAGGTGTGCTGTGAACTCGCTGAGGGTGTTTTCCATGGCAAATGAATAACGGCTACTTACTCGCGACCGCGGGGTTGTTGCAGGTCAGATGCTTTCCTGAGCGGAAAACGTGACCCGAACTCGCGCGACGCCCGATGCGCTTATACGGTTCATACTCGTGAGTAAGAACTGTATTGCTCCGCCCCCCAGAAGTTAGCTGCTCCCCCTTCGGGCGTCGATCCTGGCCGGTCATCAGCCAGACGTAATCCACTCCCGTGTGCTTCGCGATCTCCTCACAGATCTCTTGATAGCCGCGAGGACGGCGCCCCGACAGCTCCCATTCGCGCCACGACGAGGGCCTGATGGCACACGCCACGGCGGCTTCTTTGATGTTCCAACCCATCTGATGCCGGATAGCCGCGAGTCGCGAAGAGAACGTACTCAGATCAGGAATCCAGTCCAGCTGCACTGTCATGTTGAGTACTCAACACTTTTCGGGCGAATCGCGCAAGTCGTGCGCTATTAACATGTCCTACGCGACACACGCGCAAGTCGTGCTTGACGTGAGATAACAAGCGTGTAATTCTCATCGGCATGACGGAAGTCACGCTTATGACGACTTCGGAGGTCGCAGACCGACTCCGCGTCGACTCCTCCACCATCCGTAAATGGGTCGCTAAGGGCCTGCTCAAAGCGGTGACTCTCCCCGGAGGGCACCACCGCTTCCGTCCCGAGGATGTCGAGGCACTGCTCGCCGACACATCCAAGGCGGTCGCCTCGTGAGCGGCGTGACACTGGTCGTTCCCGGCTCGTCGACCCTCACGGTTCTCATGTCGTGCGCATCGATCCACTTCTCGCGTCGCGCGCGGAAGAGCTGGGAACAGGCGGAAGCCAATTGGAAGCGGGCCGAGGCGAGCTGGCGGCAGCAGGCCGAACGGCGCAATCGCTCGCACGTGGACTTCACCATCGGCGGAAACAAAAAAGCCTGAACCTCCATGCCCCACAACTGAATACAGCAGACGGTGGCGAGTGATTCATCTTGCCGGAAGCCTCACCCGCCACCGTTCCTACCAGCAATCCTACGGAAGGACTGCCATGTCGAACAATATCCCCGTCCCTGCTCAGCGCGTCGGCGGTGCCCGATGAGCGCGCCTGTAACAGCAGATCCGGTTGTCGAAGTGCTACAAGCCGCACTTGCTCATCTTCGTGAGAATGGCTGGCGCCAGCGCAGTTTCGGCGACTATGGCAAGCCGTGCTGCACTGTGGGGGCATTCATCTACAGCTCCAACAAGCACCGATTCACGTACCAGGGGTACGTCGATCGTGCGGTGAGCTTCGTATCCAGAGCCGTCGGCGGCCCATCGCAAATTGTTGAACCGTTTCTCTATCACTGGAATGACATTCCCGGTCGCACATTCGCCGAGGTAGAAGCCGCATTCGAGCGCGCGATCGCGCTCGCCGAGGCCGGTGCCCGATGAGCAGCTACGACAAGATCACCGTCGCCCTGGCCGCTATCGCCGCGCTCGCCGCGATGCTGCTCGCATCCCCCAACTCGCACGCCGACCAGCTGGCGGGCGTGTTCACGCAGATCGAGGTGAACGCGTGAATCTTACGAAGCTCTTCGGGTTCCGGCGCCGCATCTCTGATTCACGGAACGTGTTGCAGCTCAACAAGACTATCGACAGGGCGGGCTCCGTCATGGACGAGTTCACCGCGACTGCCGAGGCTGCCGGGTTCGATCTGGGGCCGGACGCCGACGGCATCGAGCTGGCGCTGATGGACTTCTTTACCGATCCAGAGAGCCGCGCCGAATCCAGCGCAGCGATCCGCGCATCGGAGGCGGGCTGGTGACGAATCACGAACTCAAGATCGGTAGCCATTGGTACACGCTGCTCGTGGACGGAATCAAGACGCACGAGGTGCGCTATGCCGATCGCGACTATCAGGCCGGGGATCGTATCTATTTCAAAGTCGGCTCACGTGAGATCCCAATGTATGACGCCTGGACCATCACGCACGTCCTGCACCACCAAACCGGGGTTGCCGATGGGTACGTGATCCTGTCGCTACTGCATCCCTACAAGGCCCGACGTGAGAAGGAATACGAGGCGCGTGGCCGCAGCACTGAGAAGCTACGCCGATCCAATGCCGCACTGCGCGGGGTGATTACGCGTCTGCGCAACCAGATCAGTATGCGTGAGTACCGAGGGGAGGTGCTTCGGTGACGATCAACATCCCCGAGGGCTACGAGATTGAGTACCTCATCCGCAAGCCAGACAGAACGCTGGTACTCAGCGCGAAAGACCGGCCTGCGTGCTGGAGCGACCGGTCTGAATGCGAGCAGGCGCTCAAGCATTTGGCCGAGCACGCCGAAGCCCTCGGTATCACCGACTATCTGGCGACCGTCGAGGTGCGTCTCTGTTCTCCAGTGTTCGCGCTCGATGCCCCGCTCACCGGGTTCATCGACGAAATCGAACGCTGGCGTAAATCCACTGGGGGGCAAGGGTGAACATCCGCTATTGCCCGGTCTGCTGGCAGCGGGTGGTGCGCAATAGGGCTCAAGACGTGATCTGGCCGCACCAGGACAGCATCGGCGCGGATGAGTGCCCGGCGTCGAATCACCCGTACCGGATCGCGCTCAAGGTCGCAGTACCGGCGCGAGTCACCTTGCGCCAAGCCGTGTCCGAAGCGCATCACCTACTGGAGGTGGTTGCCGCGTGAAGTCCCTATGCCTCAAGTGCGGCAACCAGCCCAAGCAGGTTCAGGGAATGTGCCGCCCGTGCTTTCTGAGGGATCGGCCCTGGCCTGAGCAGTACGACGAAATGCACGCCATCGGGCGATCCGATTGGGAGATCGCCAAAACCATGCGTCAAGACCCAGCCACTTTCGGGCGCATGGCCGCCCGCTACGGAAGGACACTCGATCCAGTCATGACCCAAATCGTGCGTGATTACAGGCTCGCCAAGGGGTGGGCCTCGTGACCACCAACTCGATTGCGCCCAACCCCGAGTTGTCCGGTCCGTTCTGCCTGGTGCCTGAAGAGGTATCGGACGCCGGGTACCAGTGCACCCGCGCGACCGGTCACCCCGGCAGTCATATGGCCAGTGGCGGTGGGCTGTACGCCATTTGGGACGAACAACTCGCCTGGGTCACCCGGCTTGGTGTGGCCCGCTGGTACACCAACACCGCGAACGGATGGATTGCCGCATGACCGAGATTGCGTCACCGGCCGAAACGCGCCTGGAGCGCGACGGCACTCACGCGGATGTGCCCGATACCGAGTATCACGCTGACCGGTCGGCGCTTTCCTGCTCGGGTGCACGGCTACTGCTTCCGCCGTCAACCCCCGCCGCGTTCCGCTGGTATATGGATCATCCCCGTAAATCCAAGCGAGAGTGGGACTTCGGACACATGGCCCATCGCCTACTACTGGGTGCTGGTGCTGAGCTGTGCGTGCTCGAACCAGCAGTACACGGCCTCACCAAGGGCGGCACGATCGCAAAATCGCCCCGCGCCACCGACACATGGAAAGAAGCCGAGGCGACAGCACGAGCTGAGGGCCGGGTGCCGGTGCATGTCGACGACTACCGGATGGCACAGGCCATGGCTGACAAGGTGCGCGAACATCCCACGGCCGGGCCGCTGTTCAACAGCGGTAGCGCTGAGGTGTCGCTCGCGGTCACTGACCCTGAGACTGGCGTGCGCCTCAAGGCGCGGCCCGACTGGATTGTCACCGCCGGAAACCGGCTGACCATCGTCGACTACAAGACTGCGGTCAGCTCTGAGCCGAATGCATTCTCGCGCAAGGCACCTGACTACGGCTACCACATCCAAGACGTGTGGTACCGGCGCGTGGCGCAGCTGCTCAAACTCGACGACGACCCGCGGTTTCTGTTCGTCGTGCAGGAGAAGGAAGCGCCCTACGAGGTGTCGGTGCTCGAGTACCAGGACCCCATCGACAAGGCCGAAAGCAAACGGCAGATGCGCGAGGCAATCAGCATCTACCAACGGTGCAGCGCCGAGGGTAAATGGCCAGGCCGCGCACCAGAGATCACACCAATATTCCTGCCCCAGTGGGCATGCGGAGACGACGAAATGGATATCTGAACATGGACATCAGCGGCACCATCGCCCCGAAGTCTGATCAGCTGAACGCCGAGGACTTACTCGTCGGCCCGCGAACGGTCACCATCACCGGAGTTTCACGCGGCGACGCAGACCAGCCCGTGAACGTCACCCTGGCCGAGTTCGGAGACGGGCGCCCATTCAAACCGTGCAAGTCAATGCGGCGCGTCATGGTCTCGGCGTGGGGGCCGGACGCATCGAAGTACCAGGGCCGGCGCATGACGCTGTATTGCGATCCCTCGGTCAGATTCGGTGGCCAGGAAGTCGGTGGCATCCGCATCTCACACCTGAGCGACATCGACGAGAGGATGACGGTCGCGCTCACCGTGACCCGCGGCCGGCGGGCACCGTTCATCATCGATCCGCTGCCACCGGCCACCGACGTGATCACCTCAGAGCAGTCCAAGCGGCTCTACGCGCTGCTACGCGAATGCGGCCTCGACGACAAGGATGCCGCGCTCGCGTGGATCAGTCGAGCCATCGGCCGCAGTGTTGCCGGGTTGAAGGATCTGACCAGCGAAGAGGCGGATAAGGCGACCGAAATCCTGGAGAACGCCGGACAACCCGACGAAGAGAGTTCCGAAATCGTCACGCCGGAGCCGACCGAATGAGTGCGCCGACAGTGCCCATGATCACCGATCCGCAGCTGCGCAAGATCAACATCCTGTCCAAGGAGTGCGGCCTCATCGATCGCACGGCGCGGCTCAGATGGATGAGCGATGAGGTTGACCGCGAACTGAATTCGTCCAAGGAGCTGACCTGTCACGAGGCCAGCATGCTCATCCAGGTTTTGGAGTACGAGAAATCCCAGCGTGCCCAAAGTTCCGAAAACACCACCACCGCAACAGAAGGGAAGTAACACATCATGGCCGAAATCACCGAGAAGCCCACCGATCTGCCCAGCACCAACGAGCTTGACAAGTTCGACAACGTGGCGGCCGGCCCAACCGAGATCCGTCTCGGCCAAGCCCTGCTGATGAGCTTGAGCGATCCGCCCGAGGCCGGTGAGTACATCGATATCTCGGCGCGCCTCTACATCAAGCACGCCGGATTCGATCAGAACACCCCTGACAGCCCGAAAGTGCCTGTACGTCAGGCAAAGATCATCGTGGCGTGGCCGCTCGGTGAGCAGATGCCCAAGCCCAAGTCCAAGAACGGCGCCGAGGTGCCCGAGGACGATGGCCAAGAGCCCCTGTTTGAAGACGACGGAGATCCGGCGGGCGCTGACGAGGACCAAGCCGACCAGGAGGCGGGCGAGGACGACGGCAACGTCGTGTCATTCACCGGCGGACCGGCGTTCTCTGACGGCACCGAGGGCGACGACGAGTAGTGACCACTCAACCGGTCATCGACCACCGCGGCGATTCTGCTCCCGTCGCGGTGGTCGATGACTACCCCCTCGGCGAGTACCCGCCCGTGACCTGGTGGCAGGTACAGAACATCCCGTACGCGATATACGCCGAGTTCATCGCGCCGACAGCGAATCTCGTCATCGAGGCCACGCTCGATCTGATCTCGATCGCGCTGTTCGGCAAGTCCTGGTCTGAACTGGCAGGCCCGAAAGTGAGAGTGCTGTGACCGACATCGTCTTCATGGACACCGAGACCCTCGGGCTCGATATCGACGCGCCCATATGGGAGTTCGCGGCAATCAGGCGCAACGCGGAGACGGGCAAGGAGTCTCGGCTACACCTGTTCATCGACCACACCCCAGACCCGTGGATTGCATTACCTGATTTTCCAACCGAGTTCATCGCCGACTACAAGCGCCGATTCAGAATCTTGGACGCGTGCACACGTGAGCTGGCGGCGGACTTGATTTCCGCTTTCCTAGAAGGTCGTCCGCACATCATCGGCGCCGTACCGAGTTTCGACACCGCACGGATCAGCCATCAGCTGTTGCGTCCGGCCCGTATCCCGGACCCGTGGCATTACCACCTGATCGACGTTGAGAACGTCATCGTCGGCTACATCCGGGGCGTGCATGCGACGTCTGACCGGGAGATGCCGATCGAGCCCCCGTACAAGTCGGACGAACTATCTGCCGCCGTCGGTGTGGACCCGGCTGACTTCGACCGTCACACCGCCATGGGGGACGTGCTCTGGACTCGCGCTCAATGGGATGCCGTGATGGGCAGCGGCCCTCGTGAATGACATCTACGCCGCCGAGCGTGACGAAGCACGTACCGCGCGCAACGCCATGACCGAGATGGACCGGGCCCCAAGACATCCGCACGCACACCTCGGCATGTGCGGCGACCGCGACGACGCGAGAGGGGAATGCCCGTGAGCGTCTACTACCAAGATGATTCGGTCACGCTGCACCACGGCGACGCGCTCGACGTAGCCAGGGCACTGCCAGACGGCTCGGCCGATTGCATCGTCACCAGCCCGCCCTACTTCGGACTGCGCGACTACGGGATCGAAGGTCAGTATGGACTGGAGGACTCGCCGGCCGATTGCGTCGAGACGATGCGTGCATTGTTCGCTGAGCTGCGTCGTGTGCTCGCAGATGACGGGACGCTCTGGCTGAACCTGGGGGACAGCTATTCGTCGCGTGTGGCGACTCGTGCCAGCTCGCATCAAGACGGATTGTTCCCGGATCGCGCCGAGCTCCGCAAGGACTGGAAGCGTGACAAGGCCAAGGGATTGACTCGGATGCCCTCGGACTTCGGGTTACCCGAGAAGAACCTCGTCGGCATCCCCTGGCGCGTTGCGTTCGCGCTACAAGACGACGGCTGGATTCTGCGCAACGACAATATCTGGTCCAAGCCAAACGCGATGCCCGAGAGCGTTAATGATCGACTGTCGAACAAGCACGAGTACGTGTTCATGCTGACCAAAAGTCGGCGCTACTTCTTCGACCTGGACGCGATCCGGGAGCCGGTGATTTGCACCCGTGAAGCGGCGCTGAGCTGGGCCCGTGACGAGCAGGGTGTCCCGGGACAGAGGCCTCAACACCGACCGGGCCGCGCCGGCCGACCAGGGGCGACACCACCAGGTGCGCAGCCGCAGACCAATTTCGGGCCTACCGGGAAACGTCACGGGAAGTTCCACCCAGCCGGAAAGAACCCCGGCGACGTGTGGGAGATCGCCACTCAGCCCTTCCCTGGGGCGCACTTCGCGACCATGCCGCCAGCACTCGCTCAACGCTGCATTGCTGCGGGCTGCAAGCCCGGCGGCACAGTACTCGACCCGTTCAGTGGTTCCGGCACAACGGGACTGGCAGCACAGCGCCTCGGCCGCAAGTACATCGGCATCGAACTGAACGCCGAGTACTTGGAGCTGTCGTTGCGGACTCGGCTACAGGCGGCCCCGCTCGATTTTGAGGCCGGCGCATGATCCGCGACGACGCCCGCACAGCGGCCTACCGCGCCGGCCTCTGCGTCGAGTGCAAGACCGAGCCGCACAGCCCCGGTCGGCCACGGTGCGAGAAGTGCCATACGAAATTCAGAAGGAGTGAGTGATGGCCCGACCATTCCGTCGTAACCAACTTGTCCGAATCGGCAACGGCAGGAAGGTCTACCGGGTGGACACGGTTCTCAAGGACAGCACCCGGCATTGGTATTGGCTCGAAGCCGACGCCAAGCACCCAGACGCCGCCAGGCGCGTTCCCGACGCCCTCCGCTGGTACAGGTCCGAAGAGCTGCGACCGGTCGAGGTGCAGTGATGGCTGGACATTGCCCCGCCCCGGATGGAACACCACTACCTGGGAGTGTGCGCGGACGAACCGAGTTCTATCCCGGCATAGGCACATGTCGATGCTGCCGCCGCGAATACAAGCTGCGCGCAAACGGACTCATCCGCAAGCACAAGGAACTGCCGCGACGCCCGGATGGTGGTTGCCCTTACACCTGCGACCCGTCATGTGATTTCAGCTGCTACGGCAGGGAGGTGGCGTGATGCCCATCCGTCCCGAGAACCGCGACCGCTACCCCAAGGACTGGCCCGAGATCTCGCGCCGCATCCGTTTCGAGCGCGCCCAAGGCCGCTGTGAATGCGAGGGCGAGTGCTTGCGGGGTACACACCTCGACCGCTGCCCGAACGTCAACGGGGCGCCCGCGTACGGCACCGGCAGCCGCGTGGTGCTCACCGTCGCGCACCTGAACCACACCCCCGAAGACTGCCGCGACGAGAACCTGCGCGCGATGTGCCAGGGGTGCCACCTGCACTACGACCTGGAGCACCACGCACAGACTCGCCAGCGGGCCCGCACGGCGGCTCTTGAGGCACAGATGGATTCGCTATTCGAGACGACGGAGGTAACGGCGTAATGCCGCATTTCAGGGTCGACGATGGCCTCGACTCACACCCGAAGGCGCAACGCGCTGGAGACGAAGCGCTCGGCATGTGGGTCCGGGCTGGCTCGTGGTGCATGCGGTACCTCACAGACGGTTTCGTGCCCGATTGGTGGGTCAAACAGCAGCCGAAAGGGCTCGCGAAAGCGAAGAAACTGGTCGCTGCGGGGCTCTGGAATGACGGTGTTGTGCATGATGGCGAAAAGGGCTATCGGTTCCACGAATTCACCGGCCCCGGCAGGCAGGACAGCCGCGAACAAATCGAGGCTGACCGGGACAAATGGCGTCAAAAGAAGCAGCGCCAGCGAGGCGAGGCGTCGTCCATGTCCCCTGGGGACAGATCGGGGGACACCCCGAGGGACAAGGCGGGGGACACTCGCGAGAGTCCAGGGTATACCCAACCCAACCCAACCCTAAAGAACTCTGGGGAACCTAAGAGCGTTAGTCCTGACTCGACCGCGAGCGAGCCGCGCAGCGCACCCGTCACGCCAGCGGCGAATCGGCTTGTCAGCGAGCACATCCCCGCCACGCACCCCGCGGCCGTCCGAACCGAGCTGCGCCTGCAGGCATCCGCGCTGCTCAAAGATGGCCAATCCGAGGAACTGGTCGGCGCTGCGCTCGCGCTTTGGACCACCAAGAGCCTGCACCCGAAGACCCTGCCCAGCTTGGTATCCGAGCTGATCAACGGGCGTAGCACGCCAGCTCCCGGCGCTGTCCGGCCCGTGCAGTCGACTTCGGACCAGCGCGTCGCCCAAGTCCAAGCCCTCAAGAACTCGACCAACCGATTGGAGCTGACATGAACCGCAACGACGTGATCGACGTGCTGACCGCCGTAGCCGCTGCTGACCGGCGCACCGTGGGCGAGACCGACGTCGACGTGTGGCAAGCCGTGATTGGCGATCTCCCGCGCTCGCTGGCCCTCACGGCGGTACGTGACCACCTTCGGGAGAATCCGGGCGTCTGGCTGGAGCCTGGGCACGTCTACGGGCGCGTCAAGGTCATGCGCCGAGATCAGCTGGACCGTGAAAGCCGCCAGGAGCGCGAGGCACGTCAGGCGCAGCTCGAGGCGAAGTCGGTCGAACCGATCGCGCGGCTGGCACAACACCTCGACCTCGACATCGGGCTCAAGTACCACCGACGCGGGGCCGACCAACGCCCCGAGCTGAGCGTCCGGTGCCCTTACCCACCGTGTGGCGCGAGCGCTGGCAAGCCGTGCTGGAACAGCGCCACCGGCAGTGAGCGCAAGGACTTCCACCCGTCGCGCACCGAAGCGGCGAGGGCAGTCGCGTGAGGCGCTTCGCAGTCACGATTGCCGCCTTGGCGCTCACGGCGTGCGGACCGGCGTCGATGGAGCGCGGCATCGTGACCGGTGGCGAGCACCACCCGCAGTGGACCGAAATGCTCCCGATAACGACATGCACTGGTGGTAAGACACCCATCTGCACAACGAATTTCGTGCCCATCGTGCACCCCGAGACCTGGACACTCAAGCTCGATGACGGCACCCGGAAGGGGCAACGCGATGTCACCGAGCAGGGTTACAACCGCTGCTTGATAGGTGAGACCTGGCCCGACTGCGAACAATCCGAAGAGAACCCCACTGGCGAGCCGGATGTCCGATGAGTGCAGCCCGCAAGGTTCCGAAACTGGCCGACCCTAAATCCCCCGCAGTCCTGGCCGCACTGCGCATCCAATGCCCGACATGCAAAGCCGCGCCCCAACAACGCTGCCGGGGCCTGAACTACCGCATCGTCCACTTCGCCCGCTGCACCTTCAAGGAGATCCCGTGAGCTTCGAAGCCAGATTTCAAGGACGATGCGGTGACTGCGATGGCGAGATTCGCGCCGGCGACGAGGTGAGGTACACGTACCCGGACCGCGAACTCGTGCACGATCGCTGCCCCATCGAGTCGGGCCCGACCGAAATCTGCCCGGACTGCTGGACAATTCACGCCGGGGAGTGCGCATGACCACCACCGTCTTAGGCATCGACCCTTCTTTGCGCAATACCGGCCTTGCCGTTCTGACCGATGGCCGGCCGACGGCACTGCACTCGATCGGCTACGGCGGCCACGACGGCGATTCGTACGCAACCCGCAGCCGACGCGTCCGCGCAGTGTGCCGAGCGGTGATCGAGTGGGCACTGCGCGACGGCCCGCCGGATCTCGCCGTCATCGAGGGCCCGGCCTATGGCCAGTTCCTGCCCTCGACGTTCGACCGTAGCGGCCTATGGCACGGGCTGTACGGCGCCCTGGACGCCAAAAAGGTTCCCGTCGCGGTAGTTCCCCCGCAGACCCGCGCCAAGTGGGCCACCGGCAGCGGTAGGGCAGAGAAGGGCGAGGTTCTACTCGCCGTCCGCGATTGGTTCCCGGGCGTCAAGGTTCTCAACCACGACATCGCCGACGCCGCAGTGCTCGCGCTCATGGGCTCGGTCCAGTTCGGGGAGCCCATGCCGCCGATGGTTCAGGAACGCCAGGAGGCGATGAAGACGGTTCACCAGCCAGTGACCGGCAAGGACGGGCGCACCGTCTGCACATCGTGCCGCCCGGTTGTCCGCTGGCCATGCATCACCGCCCTGTACGTCTACACGACAGCGGAATTGGAGCGATTGGAGGCAGTGGCATGGCCGCGATGAGCGATTGGGACCGAGTGCTCAAGTGTTGGCCCGCACTCGAATGGGGCCACTTGCCAGATGATCCGTTCGACCCAACCCTGTGGTTCAGCGCGTTCTACAACGACGTGGATCTCAGCACGATCGACTGGGCCGACGAGATGCGCAAGCTGCCAGGACAGTTCACCCAGCGCTTGTACTTCCCAGGCTCTCCAGATCAACGAATCATCGCCGAGGCGGTCTACGAATTGACGGGAGCGACGGCATGACCGAATCGAGTGAGGCGCAGTCGGCCATCGCGGCGGCATTGGATCGCGGAATCGTTGCAGCCTTGAGTGATTCGGGCTGGGTGTCCAACATCGAGGACGATGAGGGCGCAGTGAGGCCCGGGGTGATCCGCGTAGACGGGGTGATCGACTTAGTGACACTGGCCGCCGAGATAGACAAGGCGATCGTACGAACCGCGAAAGACGCGATTGCACAGCTGCTCCAGAGGCACGTGTTTTGGAATGACGAACGCCCGGACGGCGATGTCCGCTATTGGTGCGATTGCGGCAAGGATATGAGCGGCTCAATCGAATGGTCTACGCACGTGGCCGAGGTGATCGCGGACGGATCATGCAATGACTAAGTGCCGCAAGTGCTCCCAGAAGTGCGACCTGTTCCTGTGCAACGACTGCATCGACCAGCTAGAGGAACACCTCAACGAGATTGCCTGGCTGATAGGCGAACTGGAGATCACGCTCACCGGTCAAGACGTGCTGACCACCGGATCGGTAGGGCAGTCCAGCGAGGAACCAAGCCCGATTCGGTTCGATTCGCAGGGCAACCCGAACAGCATCGCCGACCAGACGCGCAACGCGGTCACCACCTGGGTACGTGACCTGTGCGAGACCCGGGGTATCGCATTCGAGCCGGTGCGCATCGTCGCGCTGGACTTCATCGGACCACTACCCGATGAACGCTGGCGACGACTACCGCAGCGATACCAGCCCACCGCGGCCGACGCCGCCGAATGGCTCGCCGAACACGTGCACGCCATCGCCGCCGACCCCGGGGCCGCGCGGTGCTTCAAGGAGATGGCCGACCTGCGCGCCGCCGCACTGCGCATGATCAACCGGCCAGACCGTCACTTCGCCGGCCCGTGCCCGACCATCAAGGCGTACTCACGCACCGGCAAGGCCATCGAATGCGGCAAGTTCCTGTACGGCGCAACTGACGAGCGCAGCATCACGTGCCCGGCGTGCAAGCAGCCGGTCGACGTGCAGCGCAACCGTCAACGCGCGTGGCGCGAGGGTGACCGACTCACCGAGCGCATCCTGCTCAAGCGGCTCAAAGACATCGAGGAACCAGTCTCGGAGCGCCAGCTCTACCGGTGGCTCAGACAGCGCAAGCTCGCCCCGGTCGGCTGGCTGCACAAGGGCGTGTTCGTCGAGCACTACATCCTGCGCGGAGATCCGCGGGTGTTCAGCCTGCGCGCGGTGCGACAACTACGGGCCGCCGAACTCAAGGCCGGACGAGTCGGGGCGGAACAGGCTGCCCCGGAACCGGATCATGACGAGCCGGAAGCGGACCACACGGCACCGAAACCGGAACAGATCGAACGCGAGGCATATCGGCACGCATCCCGCACGTACGGGCAATCGGAACCGGCGGTCGAGGCGGAACGAGGCGAGGTCATAGCGTAAGAGTCCCTCGTCAAATGGGCCGTCACCTGCGGCGATCAGCTGAACGGCAATACGCCGAGGTGTAAAGTGGTTTACACTTTCACCAGGGCACTCGCTCTTGAAACAGCGAGGCCCGACCCCCGTTGCCGCGGGAGCCGGGCCGCTGACCGGTTACTAGAACCAGTGCTCGGAATGCAGTTCCAGCAGGAGCGCCGCCAGGTTGATAAGGCAGTTGATGATTGCCCACCTTGGCGGCGTTTCGCGCGTGCGTTCCATTCCTTCCTCCTCTCGTTGCCACTAGCAGGGTTCATGCCCGAGCCTGCGTCTTGCTGGTGGCGTCCGTGAGGAGGTATCTCCAAGTTTAGTGCTCAGGTGTAGTCGGCGCGGTGCTTAGAAATCGGAGCCGGTAGACCAAGGTGTCGGACCCTCGGCGTACAACTGGCACATGGCCCGCCCGCCGCGCGATAAGTTCCCCAATGCGTACGTCGGTGACCTCGTGCCCAACGGCAAGGGCTGGACCGTCGTCAGCCCGACCTACTGCCCGAACTGGCACAGCGCCGACGAGCCCGGGTGGAAGCAGCGTTGCCGTCCGTGCGCATGCGGCGGCAAGCACCACATGTGGACGTGCCATTGCGGCGCGACCGTCTATGCGCCCAAGATGGGGCCGGACTGCGAGATCCTCAACGGGCCCGGGTCGTCCTACGAGACCAAGCGCGACGGTGTGACATAGGCGCGAAACCCATTCAGGCGAATGTCACACGCCACGCCTGCCTCACCCGCTTACTTGCGCAACATGCTCTGACCTGCGACGATTGGAACTGTCGCAAGTAAACCCTGCCCGAAAAACCCCGGCCTAGCTGGGGTTTTGTCATATCTGGGGAGGCGACCCAATGCCCAGTGCACCACCGCGTGTGTGCGCTCGCTGCCATAAGCCCGCGCCCAAGGGCCGGCCCTGTTCGTGCCGTCCCGCATGGGAAGGCTCCACCCATGACAGCGGCAACGATCGCCACTGGCAGGCTGTACGCAACGCCTACCTGGCCACACACCCGCTGTGCGAACAGCCCGGCTGCCCCCGCCTCGCCGATGACGTCGACCATGTGACGCCGCTGGCGGAGGGCGGCGCCAAGCACGACCCGGACAACTTCATGTCCCTGTGCGATGACCACCACAAGGCCAAGACCAACGCCGACGCATTGCGCGGCAAACACCGTCTACGGACAGCAAACTCGTATGCAAAGAGGCGTGCATAAATATTCAGAGGTTTATGCATGGCACATAACCCTGGTTGGCGCATAATCGCAGGTCAGAGGGGGTATGGGGGTGAATATCGCTCTGACCAGCACGTATGCGACTCGCCGCGGTAGTCTCGCGTTTTTCTGCACAACATTCATGCAAGGGGGGGTAATTATGCATAAACCCCATGGCGTGCCAGCAAATGGCTCCCACGTACAGCAAATAGGTGGTGAGTGATGCCCGCACGGCAGCCAGCGAAACTGCTTTTACTCAGCGGTCGCAGTGAGGGCCAGGATAGTGCAGGTAGGCCGGTTGCACAGCCCCCGGCGTTCAAGCGTCTGGCCCCGAATCCGCCGAGCTGGCTCTCGCGCGAGGCAAAGGCCGAGTGGAAGCGCGTTGCCCCTGGCCTGGTGCGTCTTGACCTGATCAAACCGGAGGACCGGGCGACGTTGGCGGCCTACTGTGAGACGTGGGCGCGGTTCGTCGCGGCAACCAAGGATGTCACCGCCAACGGCATCACCGTGCGCAATGAGTCGACCCGCAAGGACGGCTCCACCTCGGTGTGGTGGACGAAGAATCCCGCGGTGGCCGTCGCCGAGCAGGCGTCGGCACGGTTGCTGCAGTTCGCGAACCACTTCGGTTTGACGCCGGCGGCCGAGCGCAACGTGTCCAAGCGAGACGACGATCGTGGCGAGTTCGAGGCGAACCCGTTCGCGGGTGCAGCCGCCGACGACTGATAGCCCTTGGGCTGACGCTGATCTCGATGCACTCAAGCTCAGCCCCGAGGTTGCTTGGTATCTCGAATCGCGCGGCTATGCGGTCCCTGACTGCCCTCCGCTGATCAAGACGCCGGAGCCACGCGAGGTTCCGGGGGCGCGGTTCGACCCTGAACGCGTCGACAAGGTTGTTGCGGCGTTTCGCCAGTTGCGTCACACCAAGGGCAGATTCGCTGGTCAGCGCTTCGATCCTGACGTGTGGCAGGTGGCGTACATGATCGCCCCGGTTGCTGGCTGGGTGCACAAGTCGCTGGACTCGGGCAACTGGGTGCGCATCATCACGATCGCGTACTTCGAGATGCCGCGTAAGAACGGCAAGAGCACCACGGCGTCCGGGTGGGGCATCTACCTGACGGCAGCTGATGGCGAGCAGGGCGCGCAGGTGGTAGCCGCGGCGACGACCAAGGATCAGGCCGGGTTCGTCTTCGAGCCAATCCGTCAGATCGTCAACAAGTCGCCAGGGCTGAAACGATACTTGCGGGCGCTCAAGCACCGGATCACGCACGCGGCCAGCGGAAGCTACTTTCAGCCGATCGCCAACGCGGGCGATGCGCAGCACGGCGCAGACATTCACGGCGCGATCGTCGATGAGTTGCACCTGCACAAGGACATGGCGCTGATCGAGGCGCTGGAGACCGGAACGGGCTCTCGTGAGCAGCCGCTCATCATCTACATCACGACCGCGGACGCTGGGCGCCGGCATACGCCGTACGACGAGAAGCGTCAGCTGATCGAGAAACTGGCGCGCGGGGTGCTCAAGCGGCCAAGCACGTACGGAGTGGTGTTCGCCGCCGAGAAGCCCGAATACGACAAGGGCAAGCTGGTCAAGGGCGATGACCCGTTCGCCGAATCGACCTGGCGCAAATCCAATCCCGGCTACGGGATCAGCCCGACGAAGCGGTCCATGGTCGAGGCCGCCGAGAAGGCGAAGGACTCCCCAGCCGAGCTGGCCCGGTTCTTGAGGCTACGTCTGGGCATTCGGACGAAGCAGGAAACCCGGTATCTGGACGTGGGCCACTGGGATATCAACGCCAGCATCGTTGTTCCGGAGCGCCTAAAGGGGCGTGAGTGCTACGGCGGCTTGGACCTCGGATCGACGAGTGATCTGTGTGCGCTGGCATGGGTGTTCCCGAACGATGACGGCACTTTCGATGCGCTACTTCGGCATTGGGCACCAGAGGACTCGATCGAGGATCTCGATGAGCGAACTGCGGAGAACGCGACGAACTGGGTCGCCCAACACTGGCTGACGACTACCCCGGGCAACGTGACTGACTACGACTTCATCGAGGCGCAGATCGCACGGGACCGTGACGAGTTCCTGGTGCAGGAGATCGCCTATGACCGGTGGAACGCACAACAGCTGATTAACAACCTGATCACCGACGGCGCCCCGATGCTCACCATGGGCCAGGGGTTCGCCTCGATGAGCGCGCCAACCAAGGACTTACAGCGGTTGATCCGCATCGGGGCACGCACGGATGAGAACGGATTGCCGATCAAGCCGATGATCCGCCACGGCGGTAATCCGCTGTTGCGCTGGGAGATCGACAACTTCGCGGTTGCGATGGACCCGGCAGGAAATGTGAAGCCGGACAAGGCCAATGCTGGCGACAAGATCGACGGCGTGGTGGCGCTGATCATGGCGCTTTCCCGCGCGCTAGCCGCCAAGGAAACCGAGACGAGGAGTGCATATGAAGACAG